TCTCGTGTATGTGACGCAAACAGGAGCTTTTATGGCAGCCAAGCAAGAGTCTACTAAAACTGGTTTTGCAAACCACAATAGTATTGTCGAACTTGTTGTTCATAAACCTGCTCGTGGTAAACGCCATCTACATGTCACCGTAGCATCGGAAACTGGTGTTCAAACCTACGAGACTAACCTTAGCGATTCATTGCTGGATCGTTTGGGCTTGGTCTTGTCGGATGAGCTCCAGTCGATGCCTTAGGTGTAAGGTAGCACATCACTGTGCTGTCTCTCTTTGATCGTCCGAACCATTAGGGTCGTACCCTACTGACGGAACCTCAACCTGAGAGCTACCTAGCATGCCGGAACCTACTTACAAATCATACTACTGGAGTCATCCTTATCACCTTGACGGCTATTACAACCGCTATAGTGATTTTGGAGCCCCGACTAAACTTATCTACAGAGATAGAGGTACAAGCCTAGCTTTTACCAATATATCTGCAGGAGTTAAGTTGCCTCGCTGGAGAGACCTTATAAAGCAAGGTCTTGGAGCTACAACCCCTTTCGGGTATAGCTATCAAGATGCTCGCCAAGTCCCTCTTCAGATATGGCAATACCTGAGTTGGAAAGATGTTTTCGGTAGTACGTTTAGACACGAGCAACGGTTAGAGGGGCTTGCCCCTCTAACCGGAGTCGTATCTTTACCTACTGCTACGGTTGCTTCCCAGGCCAATGCAAAAGACCGCTGTCTTAGACGCTTCCATGATAAGTGGGAATCTGTTCAGTCATCTTTCGAGGCTGGACAGGATCTTGGCGAGTCACGTGAAGCTCTACGAATGATCACCAGACCAGCCGATGCCTTGCGTTCTAATACTTTGGCTTACCTCGACGATCTTGCTAAGATCGGCGCGCGTAAATACCGAAGTATTGCTCACTTGGTTAAGGCGGTAACGGGATCGTACCTTGAGTGGACTTATGGCTGGAAACCTGCTACGTCTAGTATTGCATCAGCAATCGTTGGTTTTCAAAACCAATCGCGTCATTTTGACGCAGTGCCGGTGTATTCTAGTGCAACAGATACCAGTTCTGGGTCCTCACAAGAGGTTGTGCTTCTTTCGAAGCCACCCTTGACTCTCTACGGGACTAGGAAATCTTTTGCTTCCTATACCTATAGAGCTTTCGGTATGGTTCGAACAGGAGCGGTAGATGGTCGTATAGGGACGGCGCAGATGTTGCAGTTAGATCTGCCACATTTTGTGCCAACTCTTTACGATTTGATACCGTATTCCTTCGTGGTCGACTATTTCACCAATCTTGGTGATATAGTTCATTCGCTAGCACATCGTCGTGCTGATCTTATCTGGAGTTGTTTTTCATCTCGACATACTCGTCAGTGTGTTATTTCACCGACACGTATGATTCGTAATGAACCTACGCCTCCAGGTACCCTCTTCTACGACAGGTATGGCTATCGCGGCGGGAACGCTGTTGTATCGCAGGTGGACGGCACTAGGGAAGACTTTGTCCCTGGGTATTTAGGCGCGGTCGGATTCCAATTTAGGATACCGATCTCGTCCAAGCCCTGGGAGAATTTATCTGTCCTTATGGCCGATAAACTTGCTACAGCTGTAACATCTTTAACGCGAAGGCGTTAAATCAATATAGGTGTCCTTTGTCTTTTACTCTCTCATCCCCCGTAAACGGTGGGGCTCAGACTGGTTTTACGTCTCCGACGTATACCATTCAGGCGGATACGGCTCCGACGTCTGCCGGTAAGCAGTATGCTGTTAATGCCAAAGGTGGCACGCAGCCTGCTGCTGTCGACAGTGCGTCGTCTCCGTCCCGCCCCTTCACGATTACTCTTCAGAGACCTCAAGTGCTTCGTGCACTTAGTCCTGTTGATCCCGTGACTGGTGTTCTCCGGTCAGTGCCTCGAAATACGTACAAAATCATTGTCCGTAAGGGCGTTACTCCTCTTGCTGGCCAGAGTCCTGTCGTGATGAATATCACGACTACTCTGGATGTCCCAGCGGGAGCCGACCTTGCGGACCCTGATAATGTACGTGCATGCCTTTCACTTCTCATCGGAGCTCTTAACCAGATCTCCGCATCGATTGGTGATACTTTGAATACAGGGGTCATTTGACCTAACGGTCATTTGCCTCCTGTGGACAAAGTCCTGCGAGCGTGTCAGCTGAACGTTTCTCTTGCGATTTCCTTCTTGGGATATCGCTTAAAGATTCATCTTAGCTGTCCACGCGCCCCTAAAGGGTAGAGTCACTTTCTTAAGGAGTTCACGTGAGCCTTAGTTCCGTCGCTCTTTTTGATGCCGTCAAGGAAGATGTATCCGGGTATTTACCATTCGGGCCAGTTGCCCTAGGTGATATCCCCCCAGATGCTTCTTATAAGCAGTTCGCCAGTGCCCGGTTGCTTGAGTGCCTACTAAAAAAGTGGGTTCCTCAAAATACTGAGCTTCCTGATGATGTTGCAAAAAAGAAGTTCCTCGCATCAAATAAAAAGTGTGAGGACTGGAGTCTTCGGTGTTTGATGGAGTCTGATCGGCAACTCTTTGGTTTATTCCTTAGAGAAGTCGACGATTTCCTTCATCCTGAAGGCCAGCTTCTGTTTTCTAGCTACTACGATATTCTCGCAGAAGCTAGGACAGGACCTGGTTCGGCTATCGGTGCGCGAGGGCAAAGCCTTTATGCTAAGCTCTTTAGCTCACCAATAACGACTACATCTCCGATGTTGTGGTTATACTACAATGACTATATTGAGTGGTATGATCGCTACTCTGAGGCGGAAGCCATCCGCCGGAGTACGTTCCGATCTGCTCGAGTAGTCAACGGTAGTCGGTCTAGCTTTGTCCCAAAAACGTCAGCAGAAAGCCGTATGATTTGTGTCGAGCCCTCGTTGAATATTTTCTTTCAACTAGGTCTTGGTACGATCTTGGAAAGACGTCTGTACGATACTTTTGGTATTCGGATGGACGTCCAACCTCAGATCAATCGACGGCTGGCACGTCAAGGAAGCATCGATGGATCTTTCGCAACGATTGATCTATCGAGTGCTTCGGATTCTATCTCTTTGAATTTGTGTAAGGCTAGTCTCCCCTCTTGGTTTTTTGAAACCTTGATGGAGTTACGTAGTCCGAACACGAATTTCGGGAAAGAATCTGTGCCTCTTCACATGATGTCGACAATGGGTAATGGTTTTACATTCCCCTTTCAAACATTCATGTTTAGCTGCATGATTAGGGCGGCGTTGAGAAATCAGGGATTGACCCCTGGTCTTTCAGGCAGTAACTGGGCATGCTTTGGTGATGATCTGATAATCGATACTAGATCGTATCGTGATTTAGACCGTCTCCTTAGTATACTTGGTTTTACTGTCAACCGCTCTAAGTCCTTCTTTGAAGGACCGTTCCGTGAGTCTTGTGGTGCTGACTGGTTTCATGGCCAGCCAGTCCGCGGCGTCTATATTAAGGCGCTTCGGTCGCCGCAAGACATAACGGTCGCCATCAACCTTTTAAACCAGTGGAGCGCTTATGCCGGCATATCCCTTAGAAAGGGTATATCTTATCTCATCGATGGCCTTCGTCCTTCCGAAAGGAAGTACGTGCCGTTCTTTGAGAATCAAGATTCCGGTATACGTGTCCCGCTGGCTATCATGTACCCTGACTATCCAAAGCATGACGCTAATAGATCCTATTTATATAGGGCCTATCGCGCCAAGCCGAAGAAAGTTAGAGTATGTGAAGGTGTCATCCGTACACCTCGAGGTTGTAAGAGGCTTATCTTCAACCCGCAAGGGCTTGAGATCAGCTTCCTATTCTGCGAGTTGGTTTCC